CGATATCTTTCCCGTTGCGACGCTGAAACCACAGGGCGACGGCACGCGAAATCCACCAGCCTGGCGCGCCGGTCATGAGGTAAACCGCCGCGGCGTGTGCATGGAAGTCAATCCATCCCTGCAGATGATGGATGCCGCTCAATGCCTCGACGGCCATGTCACCGAAGAAGTTGGAGAACAGCCCGGCGATGGCAAGCCGGCAGACGAATTCCTGGCGATCGAATCGACCTGTCTTGTCGATCGGTGGCAAGACGACGTACAGCATTCCTGCACCGATCATGCCACAAGCGGTTTTGACGCCGAATGCTTTCAATACAGCGAAGCCGCCTGCCGATTCTGCTGCCGCCATTTTTTTCTCCGTGTTGAGTGATTGTGTGGTGTAGTGCATGCGGTTACTCCCATAACTGCACGATTTCTTGCGTCGCAGCAGTGCGGCCGGGCTGCGGATCCGGTAGCGTGACAACGGTTCCCATCGGCAGAACAGGTCCGAATCCAGCGATGCCAGGATTCAATTCGAGTGTCTGTTCGACATAGCCTGCCGTGCTACCGAGGTAGCGAAAGACCAGTAGATCAATCGTGTCGTTTTGCTGTGCCGTGACACGCATCAGATCAGCTCCACGGTAACGCGCGTTTCGCCTTTGATATCGGCGACAGCCCATTGCGCATTGCGGCGCTGTTCCCCGATCGACGGATCCAGCAGATCCGTTTTCCTGTTCCCTTCTGACGTAGTATCGAAATCGCGGTAGTGTTCGATCAGATCAGCCTTTGCAGTACAGCAGACTGCACGCTGGTACAGTGAGACGATCGTCTTGAGGCCATCGACGGTTGGCGCCGGGACGCTTTCCAGATCTTCGTAACCGGTAACCTGCTGCGACCGCTGCCAGCCTTGCAACTGACGATTGATGCTGATGATTGCCGCGACAAGCGCTTCACGCAGCCGGGGAGGCGTTACCGTGCCATCCAGCCGCATGGCAGCACGCGCCTTGGCAACATCGATGTCAGGAAACCATCCATCATTCTTGATCCCGGACAGCGGGTCGTTGAACGATACGGATTCTGCTGATGTGGAGGCAAGGAAACTGCTCATGTCGATCTCGCATATAACCGGCGGTGGGCGAGCTTGGTACGGTAGCGAACCGCCGTCATCCACCCGCGCCGCCGTGCGCCTGGGGGTGCTCTGTTATGCTGGCTGTTGCGCCTTTTTGATACGGCGCTCCAGCTGCTCGATGTTTTTCTTCACGCCGATGCCGCCGTACAGTTCCAGCGCGCGGCGCAGGTTCTTGTCGGCCTGTCGCGCCATTTCGAGCATTTCCGGTTTGATATCGTTGGTTTCCGGATCGCTGCCAGCATCGACGATATGCAATGTTTCGTAGGCGATGGCCTTGTGCAGCTTGGCGCGCGCCTGATCCGGCGCGTCGTGAGGCTCGGTCAGTTCACCAATACGGCGCAATGCCTCCAGCGCTTTTTTCGGATCGGCGAATTTGCTGCCGAGAGCGGCATCGGCAAACTCGTCGATCAGGAGCGTGGCGACATTCCGGTTGTATTCATCCGGCAGCTTGAGGTCGTAGCGGATGGCGTATTCGGCGATGGAAATCGCTGTATCAAAGCTGCCGACGTCGATGTGCCAGATCATCATCGTGGTCATGATGTTGTCTTGTGCGCCTTTTCCATTCTTCAGCGTGCTATCGATCCAGTCTTGATAGGCTGACAGCATCCCGGCCTTCGCTTCTATCTTGCGTTCGATGGATTGAATGGTCTTGAGCCGGCGACGATCCTCGGCCAGCGATCCCAGCAGCAGGTTATAAGCATCGGAGACAATCGGCTTGCCATGCTCCGATCCCTGATTCGCCTTCTCTGCTTTCACGCGCGCCATGTGGCGTTCGACGAGAGTGGAGCGCGCCATGTTATTTGCCCTCTTTCAGCGTTACGCCGATCTGGATATTTTCGGCTGCTGCGATCAGGCCGTAATCTTCGATTACATAGTCGTCATTGGACGATTCGTAGTTCTCGACACGGTTACGCTTCGGATTTTCCACCATGTAGCGGCGCCGGGCGCCATTCTGGAAGTAGACCGACAGATTGTCGTAACGCGTGACAAGAATGCCGTGTTCGGGGAAATACGGCACCGTGACGGCGGACAGACCGCCGACGCGCTTTTGACTGATGATCAGATCCGTCGCCATTATCTCGGTGGCAGGCTGTTCCTTGTTGATCAGCGGAAAATATTTGTCGGATAACATCTTTCGGCCGAGGATGGCGACGAGACCAGTGTCATCGCGGAACCACGGATCCAGCATGCCGATCAGGTCGTAGACCAGTGCGTCGAGATTGGCATAGTCGCCGCCTGTGCCGATGATGATCCTGTCTTCTTCCTTTTCACCTTCCTGCAGGAAGTGTTCCGGTGCATCTTCGCGGATCTTTTGCAGCCAGCCTTTGTTGACATCCTGCAGAAGCGGATTGGTGTCGATATCGGTATCGGCGGCAATGCTGATGCCATTGAAGCCGATCATCATGCGATCGAGCGCCTGACGTTTGATGATCAGGTCGCGGATGCGATTCTGGAAATCCTTGAACTTCGCCCATGCGTCCAGCCTGGCATAAGGAATGTGTGAGTCGTAGTTGGTCTGCTGGCAGCTGTAATTGTTCTTGTCCAGCGCAGAGAGGTCGCGTGTCTGGCGATCTTTCGTCGCGGTATCCGTGCGACTGGCGATCGGTCCGCTGATCGACAGGCCAAGTTTTTCGCCTTGCTTTTCATCGACGCCGATAATGTTGATCTTGGACAGGAAGGCACTGGACTCCTGAATGCGGGTTTCCAGCTTTTGTTGCACGGATGGGTCGACCGAAAATGACTTGCTGGCATCCGGCACGCCGTTCAGTTGCGCAATGCGTTCCGAATACTGTTCGTAGATCTTGCGGGTATCATTTTTCATGTCTGCTCCGATGGCGATAATGGGTAGGCGATGCGTGCTTTACAGTGGTCTTCGGCTATCAGCAGTCGGTCTGCTGGCTTTGAGTACCGGTGGCGAATGGACGCTTCGGCTGCGGGTCTGACTCGTTTTCCAGCTGCTCCATCAGCTTCAAGAACTTTTCGAGCAGATTCTGGTGATCCTTTTGTAGCTTCTCCATCGCCTGCTTCGATGCGAACCTGTCATCCAGACCGTCGATGTGTTCCACCAGTTGCTGCATCGATTCGGCGATCTGAGCGAAGCGTTCGGCGTCTTCGTCGTCCTTCCTGTTCAGCTTGGCGACGATGTCCTTCATTTTCTGTATGAACGTTTTCTGGTCTTTGACTTCGACAAATTCGATTTCCGTCTCGACGGCAGCGGAGAACAGGTTTTCCGGCCGCATCTTGCGACTTTGGAACGGACTGGCTTCTGGATTCTTGGCCGAGAACTGCAGTACTTCGGTGCCAAGGCTGGCTGGGCTGTCGGTGACGGCAAGGCCGACGAGATAGGCTTCACCGCTGTTGGCGAAATCCGGGTCGACTTCGATGCTGGTGTAGATCTTCTGCTTTGCCTGGTTCATAGCGACAAGGTCAGGCGTCGGTGCAATCTCTGCGTACAGGGCGAGGCGCTTCTCGCCGTCGATCTCCACTTCTTCCGCTTTCACCGCTGATACATCACCGTAGGCGCGGAACGGGCCGTCCGGCATGATGCCGCGCAAGTGTTCGAGCCAGACACGAGCGCCGTATTTCTGCGTGTTGAAATTCGTGGCCATCTGCTGAATCCACGTGCGGGTGATGGTACGGCCGTCGGTCGTAGCGCCTTCGGTGGCGACACGGAAGAATTTGGATTTGGTTGCCATGTGGTCTCTCGGTTGATTGAATGGGATACGGCCGATGCTTGCATGGTCAAGGTTGATGCTGTTTCATTCAACGAGGCAAGGATGTACATGCCACGTGTACATTCCCTGCACTCTCACGCGCGCGCGATGTGACACGACAATCGGCACATGTCCGTCGCGCCACCTGAAACCGACCATCGCCGCATCGCCCGCAGCCTGTACTGGCAGGGATGGCGTGTTTCGTCGATCGCGGAATATCTTGGTGAGAGCCGCAGCACGGTGAACAGCTGGAAAGATCGCGACGGCTGGGCGGACACGCCTGTTATCGAGCGCATCGAGAATTCGCTCGAAGCGCGCATGATTCAGCTAATCGGCAAGGATGTAAAAACCGGCGGCGATTACAAGGAAATCGATTTGCTGGGCCGACAGGTCGAACGGTTGGCGCGTGTGCGCAAATACGAGGGGAGTGGCAAGGAATCCGATCTCAATCCAAATCTTGAGCGCCGCAACGCCATGCCGAAGCGTAAACCGGTCAAAAACGAATTCGATGAGGCGCAGACGGCACAGATCCGGGAGGCATTTCTCGATTCGTTATTCGATTATCAGAAGGTCTGGTATCGAAACGGCGATAAGCGCACGCGGATGATCCTGAAGTCACGCCAGATCGGCGCGACATGGTATTTCGCACGTGAAGCGCTGATCGATGCGATCGAGACCGTCCGTAATCAGATTTTCCTTTCCGCGTCGAAGTCGCAGGCGCATGTCTTCAAGCAATACATCATCCAGTTTGCGAAGGAGGCCTGTGGGGTCGAATTGTCAGGCGATCCGCTCGTACTCGCCAACGGCGCGCATCTCTACTTCCTCGGCACCAATGCACGGACGGCGCAGGGCTACCATGGCAATTTCTATTTCGACGAGTTCTTCTGGACGTACAACTTCGAGGAATTGAACAAAGTGGCGTCAGGCATGGCGCTACACAAGCAATGGCGAAAGACCTATTTCTCTACGCCTTCTGCGATGTCGCATCAGGCTTATCCGCTATGGAGCGGGGATGTGTTTCTGCAGCGCCGACCGAAGGCGGACCGCGTTCCGTTTGATGTCAGCCATGCACGGCTTTCCAATGGATTTACCGGTGAGGACAAGATCTGGCGTCAGATCGTCACCATTCTCGATGCGCAGGCTGGCGGATGCGATCTATTCGATATCGACGAGCTGCGCGACTTTGAATACAGCCCGGATCAGTTCGACAACCTGTTGATGTGCAATTTCATCGATGACAGTGCATCGGTGTTTCCGCTGACGGCGATGCAGCGGTGCATGGTGGATTCATGGGTTGACTGGCACGATTACAAGCCCTTCACCGAGCGGCCGTTCGGCCATCGTCCGGTCTGGATCGGTTACGACCCATCGCTTACCGGAGACAGCGCCGGCTGCATCGTGCTGGCGCCGCCTGACAGGCCTGGCGGGGTATTCCGCATTCTTGAGCGCCATCAATGGCGCAACATGGATTTCGAGGCGCAGGCCGAGGCGATCCGGCAGATTACATGGCGTTTCAACGTCACGTACATCGGCATCGATGTCACGGGCATGGGCATCGGCGTGTATCAGATCGTCCAAAAATTTTTCCTGCAAGCCACGCGCTTCGACTATTCGCCGGAAGTGAAATCGCAGCTGGTGCTGAAGGCGCAGAACGTAATCAATCACCAGCGCCTGCAGTTCGATGCCGGCTGGAATGACATAGCACAATCGTTCATGGCGATTCGCAAGATGCTGACCGCCAGCGGCAAGCATGTGACTTATGACGCTGGACGGAATCGGGAAACCGGCCATGCAGATCTTGCATGGGCCTGTATGCATGCGCTGGCTAACGAATCGCTGGACGGCGAATTGCCGACGTCCAGATCCACTATGGAGATGTACTGATGAGTCGAAAACACGAGCGGCAGGCTATGCACAGCCGTGCGGCGGCGGCATCTGAAGTGCGAAAAACAGCAGCGGAGGCGTTCACCTTCGGTGATCCGACGCCGGTGATGGATCGCCGCGAGATTCTGGATTATCTGGAATGCTGGGAGAACGGCCGGTATTACGAAACGCCAGTGAATTTCAATGGGCTGGCGCGGTCGTTCCGGGCGAGCGTGCATCACAGTTCGGCCATCTATGTGAAGCGCAACATTCTGGCGTCCACGTTCATTCCGCACAAGCTGCTGTCGATGGATTCCTTCCGGCGCTGGGCGCTCGATTACATGATCTTCGGGAATGGCTATCTCGAAGAATCGAAAAACCGCCTCGGCAAGGCTATGGAACTGACACCACCGCTGGCGAAGTATATGCGGCGCGGCATGGAAGACCATCAATATTTTTATGTTCCGACGTCGTTAAAGGAGCATGAGTTTGCACGCGGCTCGATCTTCCATTTGGTCGAATATGACATACATCAGGAAATCTACGGCTTGCCGGAATACTTGAGTGCGTTGCAATCGGCATGGCTGAATGAATCGGCGACGCTGTTCCGGCGCAAGTATTACCTGAACGGTTCACATGCCGGTTTCATCCTGTATCTCACCGATTCCCAAGTCGACAAGACCGACGTCGATGCGCTGCGCGGCGCACTGAGGGAAAGCAAGGGGCCTGGCAACTTCCGCAATCTGTTCATGCATGCGCCGGGCGGAAAAAAAGACGGCATGCAGATCCTGCCGGTCTCGGAAGTCGCTGCCAAGGATGATTTTTTCAACATCAAAAACGTGACACGTGACGATCTGCTTGCGGTACATCGTGTACCGCCGCAGCTTCTGGGCGTGATGCCGAACAGTACGGGTGGATTCGGTGACGTCGAGCGTGCCGCCAAGGTTTTTGCAGAAAACGAACTGAAGCCGCTCCAGCTGCGCTTCCTAGAAGTGAATGATTGGCTCGGTGAGGAAGTGGTGCGTTTTACGCCCTATGCGCTGGGCGTGCAACAGGAGAAAAATTGATGGGCGATCACGCAGATATTTCCGATGCAGGTATCGAGGCAGCAGTAGCGCGTGGGATCGCTGATGTGCGTAGCAAGGCATCGCTGCAGGCAACAAGGCATTGTCATTTCTGCGATGCGGAAATTGGCGACGCTCTGTTGTTCTGCGATGCTGATTGCCGTGACGACTACGACCAGGAGCAGGCCGCGCTGAAGCGCGCCGGCCGCAAGGGCTACAACATCTTGTGACTGATGGCATATTCGCATAGAGCACAGTTCTTCATTTGCTTGCCGATCAGCAGCTGTGCAAATGGATTCTGTAGCCCCCTCAAAAAATGAACACTATTGGCATAGTCAATCTCATATGGTTTTGACTAGCAATCAGCCCTCATGCAAGAGCCTTCACATGTAATTCCCCGATTATTGAGATATTCGATGAACACTATGCGGTCTGCATAACTCTATGATGATGTAGGTTATATCCTACATCGACCCAAGATGTCCGCGTGCGATAGTTCACACGGAAGCGGCAAGGAGCTAAATCCAGAAAAGCACGGCCGCATCCATTTCAGGCGTCTCACCCTCTGCCAACTTCAGGCCCAGAGCGTCCATCACTTGATCCGCGATCTCGTCCTTATAGTTACGCTTCCCCTTGATATTAAGCCGACGATTCGCCACACCGGCGATTACATCGGCGAGCTGTACTAGTGCGCTATCTTTTGACGACACCGTGTTAAATCGGTCATCCAGCGTCACACCGTCGAGATGTTCTCGCTCAATGCCCTCCTCCACCCGATCACGCATGTCCGCCAAAGCGATGCGATCTAGCGACTGCTCCTCGTCCATCGTCAGCGCTACGTGCCGAAGCACGCCAACGCGGCCACTCTCGATTTCGTGACGCAACCCCTGCACTAGCATGCGCTCGTGCAGACGTTGCACCACGTCTTCAATTGGGCGTCGCGAGTTACGCCTATTTATCGCGATCAGCTTGAAACTAAGAAATTCGCGGTTCGCAGCGATAACGCTCAAATAATCAGCCACGGCATCCAAATCGTCCTTACCGAACGCAGAAAAATGAACCTCTCTCCTAGCGAATTTCGAGCCGACCTGCCAGTCCTTGATGGCCTTGGTCACGTCGTACACAGCGCGGCCATTCAACACCCAGACCGAGCCAATAATGACGTAATCCTCGCTCTTTCCGGTCTCGTCAGAATACACACACAGCGTCTGTCGAGGTGCTTCATCCGCCAGAACCGCCTCACGCATCTCGTCTTCACGTCCTCTTCGTCGACGCCTTACCTTTTCATCGGCTTGGAACAGCTCGTATTCGTTTTGAATTTTCGCCCTAGCGCGCACAAGAAACGGCACACGGTCGAGCTTGAAGAAGTCTGCGGGCTTTATGCCATCCGGATTGTAGAACTCAGGGTGGAACATCTCCCAGTATTTCAATGCGAGCACCACGTCACTGTTCCGTGCAGCCGGATGCAAGTTAAGGATGTGAGCGACGCGAGTTTGCTGGTTCGAAAAATCGCCCCCAGCAAGCGACTTAATCAGATTCTCTTTGGCTTTCTTCCGACGAGCTTCCGCACGCTTGGCATCCGCATCCGCAGCAGCGATAATCCTTACATCTTCCGCCTCGGTCGGCAGGATGATCTTACGAATTTTTGACATAGTATTTTGCCTCTCTCAAATTGTCCTCGCGCAAGCTGATGATGCGTAGCACTCTGCCTCGTCGCGTGAACGCGCAAAAATATACACGGTCACCAATCACACCGAGCGCGCATTCGCGCTGTTCGCTGTAGTCCTTTCGATTATCTATCCAGACCAGCGCGATATCCCAATCGATCAGCGTCGCATTAATGCCATTTTTAACCTCGGCGCGCAGTCAGCCCCCCACCACGCCTGCCCGCTAGATAGGGCTGTTTTATCTCATTGTTTGTCGTAGCAGAAAACCGCGCCAGTATTGGCTTTACTGGCGGCTGGGAGGGAAATTTTTTTGACGCAAAATGACGTGCGCATCGCTTTTTTTGTAGGGTGTTGAGCAGGCGATCGGGGAAAGAGACTGAAGGCTAATTTTCAGGTGGGGCGTGGGGGAAAAGGTAATCTTAGTTATCACCCCTGAAAATCATTCTCAAGTATCTGATTTATAAAGGATTTCAAGATTACCTTTTAACAGTTATCCAGGGTAATAAAAAGGTAATCTGTTTTTAAGTTATTGATTTATAAGGATTTTAAAAACTAAAAAATTACCTGATACAACGGTAACCACATTACTATCAGATTACTAAAAAATTACCTTTTTCTATTTTGCAACATCTGCATTCAGCAAGGTTTTCCGGGCGATCCGTCACCGATGTTACCAATGTTACCTTTTTCCCACGCCCCATTAAATTTTGGCAGCTGCTCCCAAAACCCACTTGCCCCATATAAAATCTTGTATGATCATGGCACGGTTGCTTCAAAACCCATCGAGTTCCGGGGTAGCTCCCTTGATGATCTTCGCTCCTTTCCTCCCCCGGCAAGGAACGAGGCAGGCCATCAGCTTGATCAGGTACAGAAAGGACAAGAACCAGACGACTGGAAACCCATGAATACCGTGGGACAAGGTGTGAAGGAGATTCGGATTCGGGATGCTGTCGGGGCGTTTCGAGTTATCTACGTTGAAAAGTTCGCTAATGCCGTCTATGTGCTTCACTGCTTCCAGAAGAAGACCGAGAAGACCAGCAGGGGGGATTTGGACTTGGCATCGAAGCGTTACAGTGACTTGTTGCAGGAGCTAGACAAATGAGCAACCAACGATTTGCCAGCGTCTGGGATGCCATCGAGGACACCCCGGAAGAAGCGGAAAATATGAAACTGCGTTCCGTCCTCATGACGGCGCTG